CACAACTAAAACTGACTGGCGAACTCTTGAAGATGAGCCAGTAGGCCCTGTTCAATGGGGAACTATCAAAGAAACCCGCGATGCAATGAAGAAGTATGAGGGTGTAGATAATATGAAAATCTATGGTCATACTAATTACAATTATTCTTATATTGCCGAAACATATCCTGACCAAATAGATTATAATTTTGAACACCTCAAGATAATGTTTCTTGATATTGAAGTGGGTTCAGAACATGGTTTTCCAAATCCCGAAAATGCTCAAGAAGAAGTAACAGCAATCACAATTAAGATAAATGATGATATTCAAGTTTGGGGATGTTCTGAATTTAAGAATGGTCAAGACAATATTACGTACAATAAATGTGGGGATGAACGACAATTACTAGAGCAGTTTGTGATGTATTGGCAACAGAATTGTCCTCATGTAATTACAGGTTGGAATACCAAAACATTTGATACTCCATATTTGGTTAATCGTATTCGTAATATCTTAAATGAAACATGGGTTAAGAAACTCTCGCCATGGGGATTTGTAAAAGAACAAAAGATTTTCGGTATGGGTGGTAGAGAAGTTCAGACTTATGAAATATATGGTGTGTCTGAGATTGACTACATGGACGCCTATAAGAAATTTACTTTCACCAATCAAGAGTCTTATAGGTTAGATCATATTGCTTATGTTGAATTAGGAGAAAATAAATTAGATTATTCTGAGGTAAACACATTACATGAATTGTATAGAACGGATTATCAAAAGTTCATTGAATACAATATTCAAGATGTATTATTAGTTAATCGCCTTGAAAAGAAGATGAAACTTTTAGAGATGATTATTTCTCTGGCATATTTGTCAAAGTGTAATTATACAGATGTATTTGCACAGACAAGAATGTGGGATTGTATTATTTACAATCATCTCTTGAAGGAAAAAGTTGTGATTCCTCAAAAGAGTAAACAGCGTAAAGGGGATGCGTATGAAGGTGCTTATGTAAAAGCACCACAAAAAGGTAGACATAAGTGGATAGTTAGTTTTGACTTGAATAGTTTGTATCCACATTTGATTATGCAATACAACATTTCTCCGGAAACTATTCTTGGTACATGGCAAGATGATATTGGTGTAGATGGATTATTGAATAAAGAGTTTGATACAAGTATTTGGAAAGAAAAGAATGTAACAGTTACACCGAATGGGTCGGTTTATCGTAAAGATAAACAAGGGTTTCTTCCTAAGTTAATGGAAAGTATGTATAATGATAGAGTTACATACAAGAAGTTGATGATAGAAGAACAAAAAAAGGGAAGAAACGCTGACCCAAATAAATTGTCACAATATTACAATTATCAACAAAATCTAAAGATAGCACTTAATTCTGCTTATGGAGCTATGGGGAATCAATGGTTTCGTTATTATGATGAACGAAATGCAGAAGCCGTTTCTGTTGCTGGTCAATTGTCTGTTCAATGGGCAGAAAATGCGGTGAATAATTACTTAAACACTACATTATCTACTGTGAATAAGGATTATATTGTTGCTATGGATACTGATTCTTTATATGTTTGTCTTGGTGATCTTGTTTCTAAAGTTGGTATTACTGATAATGAAAAAATTATTAACTTCTTGGACAAAGCTTGTGGAAGAATAGAAGGAGTCATTGAGAAAGCGTACAGCGAATTAGCCGAGTATGTAAATGCCTATCAACAAAAGATGGTCATGAAACGTGAAGTCATTGCTGATACAGGAATTTGGACAGCGAAGAAACATTATATTTTGAACGTTCATGATTCTGAAGGAGTTCGATATGAAGAACCAAAACTAAAGATTGTGGGTATTGAAGCAATTAAAAGCTCTACACCTCAAGCATGTAGAGAATCATTGAAAGCGATTTTCAATATTATTATTTCAGGTACAGAAGATGATGTGATTAGTTATATTGAAACGTTTAAGGAAAAGTTTTTCAGTTTGAATATGGAAAATGTGGCATTTCCAAGATCAGTTAATGGACTTAAAAAGTATAAAGATCCGGCTGCAGTTTATAAGAAAGGTACTCCAATTCATGTAAAGGGTTCATTGATTTATAATCACATGCTTCGATCAAAGAAACTTACAAAAAAATATCCTGTAATTCAAGAGGGAGAGAAAGTTAAGTTTGCTTATCTTAAAGATCCAAATCCAGCAGGAGACAAGGTAATTTCTATATTAAATAGTTTACCGAAAGAATTTGAGTTAGAAAAATATATAGATTATGATACACAATTTGAGAAAGCATTTGTAGAGCCATTGAAAGGTGTATTAGATGTAATTGGATGGGATACTGAACGGCGTTCAAGTCTTGACAATTTTTTTATTTAGTGTATAATAGAGGTAGTATGGCAGGAAGTATAATGGTAAGGTATGCACAAAAGACATACAAACAACAAAGAGCGGAATATAAAGATTCTGCAATATTCAAAAATTTAAATCATTCTGTAGATATCATTCCAGAATCAATGTCCATTATGACTTTTAGTTCTCAAAAAGAAGCTAATGAGTTTGCTGAAGATATGATAGATAAGGGGTATCATATCTTAGAAATAAAAGATGACTATAGAAGAACTTAAATATGAAGCTTGGCTTATAGAGGAATTACAATCTTTATTAAAGGATCACATCTTTAATAGGGATCGTATTGCTGAAACATATACTGACCGAGTAGACTTGAATAAAGAAATACGATTAATTAAAAATGAAATTATAAGAAGGGAAAAAAGTGAGTGATTATTTTGATAGTTTGTTAAAGGCTACTGGCAATGAATTTGGTTCAAAAGTTTCGGATGGAATCGAAGCAGGTGATGTATCTACATATGTAGATACGGGTAGTTATATTCTTAATGCATTAATTTCAGGAGATATCTATGGAGGAATCCCTTCTAATAAAATTACAGCTTTGGCAGGAGAAACTGCTACTGGAAAAACCTTTTTTGTCTTGGGCATTGTCAAACAGTTTCTTGCAGATAACCCTAGCGGTGGTGTTCTTTATTTTGAGTCTGAATCTGCTCTCACTAAACAGATGATTATAGATAGGGGAATTGATCCTGAACGGATGATAATTCTCCCTGTCGCCACAATTCAAGAATTTACACATCAAGCATTAAAAGTAGTAGAAAGTCATTCAGAAGGACAAGAAGACCGCCCATTGTTGATGTGTCTAGATTCTCTTGGTATGTTATCTACTACTAAAGAAGTAACTGATATTTCTGATGGTAAAGAAACTAAAGATATGACACGGGCACAATTAGTTAAAGGATCTTTCAGAGTATTAACACTCAAGTTAGGCAAAGCAGGAATTCCTTTACTAGTGACCAATCATACATATAAACAGATGGGTACAATGTTTCCAACTGATGTAATGGGTGGTGGTAGTGGTTTACAATATGCTGCTTCAACTATTATATTCCTTTCCAAGAGAAAAGAAAAAGAAGGAACTGATGTTGTAGGAAATGTAATTCATTGTAAAAATTACAAATCTAGATTGACTAAGGAGAACAAAAAAGTTGATGTTCTCTTACGATATGATCAGGGTTTGAATAGGTATTACGGGCTCATAGAATTGGCAGAAGACGCCGGAATCTTTACCAAAGTATCTACAAGATATGAGATGCCCGATGGTTCTAAAGTCTTTGGAAAGGCAATTCTAAAGGAGCCCGAAAAGTATTTTACACCAGAAATCCTTGATAAGTTAAATGATCATGCCAAGAAAGTTTTTCTTTATGGTGGATTTGATGAAAAAAGTGAGGTAGCAGATGCCAAAGAAGAATAAAAAAGAATTTTTTAAAGAGGGTAATAAATCTGATACAGATTTAAGAACTACATTAAATGATCCATACTTTGAAACAGGAGAAGCCCTCTACAAAGAATGTTCAAATCCAAATGATCCAGATGATAAATCATTATGTATAGTAATTCAAGATGCATCACCTTTTGATGGTGCAGTAATTAAATATACCTCATTTAAATTAGTAGAACAAGATTTGACGGGTGATGATATAGCTTGTCAATATGAATATGATATTGAAGTACCACCACATGATCTGGGATATGAACTTACCGAAAAAGATGGTAAGGAATTTGAAAAACGATTAGGGGAATGGATAATAGAAATAATACAAAAACAAATGGACAAACATGCAGCAGCGGATAGAGACAATAATATTAAAGAATCTATTACATAATGAAGAATATTCTAGAAAAGTATTACCATTTTTGAAGAAAGATTATTTTTTAGAACATACAGATAAATTATTATACGAGCAAGTAGATCTATTCATCAACAAGTATAATAATTTGCCCACTAAAGAGGCATTAGTTATTGAGTTAGATAATACTCCATTGAAGGATGAGGAATTTGAAAACGTAACAGAATTGTTAACCCATTTGGAGGGGCAAAAAGATGAAAAATCAGATATTCAATGGTTATTGGAAACAACAGAAAAATTCTGTCAAGACAAAGCAATATACAATGCCGTTGTTCACTCAATTAAAATATTGGATGAACCCGAAAAATCTAAGGATGACAAGGGTGCTATTCCTGAGTTGCTTACCGATGCTCTTTCTGTTTCTTTTGATCCTCAT